ATCCTGTTTCTACAGGTCCTGCTGTATGTACTACACCAAGATATGTACCATCAGTTCCAAGGTCATCATTTAATACTTTATGTGCTGTAAACATTACTTCTTTGGAATAGTTATACATAACACCAAAGTCAACACGATCATCTTTTGCTAATCCTGTATTTTTGTCGTCCCATACTTCAACGCCGAAGCCTACTGGAATTCCGTATCTACGTAATACTTGTGAACCTAAAGCAATACCTTGTTGATTTAAATTACTATCAGTAATATTATCTTTATGTCCAATTTGCATATATGATAGTTCTGCAAAGCCTGCTAAACTTACTGTACCGCCTAGGTACACTGTGCTTGCTTCTGCATCATAGCCTACACTAAATCCATACGGTGTTTCACGTTGCAGTCTATGTTGATCAAAATCAAATTCGTTATTGTTATTCCAGCCTCCAAATGTAAGTACAATTTTTTCATTGTGATCGATTCTACTATTAGCTTCTGTAATAATAAGTGGTAATCCAATTTTTGATGTCTTGGCAAATCCTAAACGCTGGGCATCTGTTTCGCCTATATAAAGTCTAGTATTTCCTAAACCAACGCCAATTTGTTTTTCAACAATTGTGTTATTTAATGTCGTATCTAATGAATATTGAGAATCAAACCGTGTGCTTGCTCCTGCCCAATCAATAGGCCCATCGATGTCAGATTGAACTCCTACAAACACTTCTGCTCGTGTATCAAAATCTGAATCATAAGTATCCGGGTCATAGAATACTTCAATATTACCGTTAACAAACATTCCTGTTGGTAACGCTGGTGCTGACTTTTCTAAATCAGCAACTCTTTCTTCAAGAGTTTTTGTGTCTGCAAATGCCTGAAATGATATCAAAGCGAAAAGAGCAGACATAATAACTAAAGTCCGTTTCATTTTTATTTTCCTTTCGAAAATAGTTGGGGTTATTGTAGCCGTATTTAGTAACTACAAAAAAAAGATCAAAAAAATAGGACCCGAAGGTCCTATTTCCCAGTTTATAAAAAACTTAACTTACTGGAAGCTAACTGCACTGTTAGTGATATCAACTTTCCCTAAGTAGTCAGCTGCGTTACCAAGAGACGATGCTGTGTTGTTTAACTCAACATATCCGTATCTTGTCATGAAGCTTACTGTAGGTTCGAATGTACCTGGATCAAGTACAACGCCTGAAGACATAAGTGGAATGTATGGACAATAGAATGCTGCCGCATCTGATTCACTTGAGCCTTTATAACCGATTAGCACTGGGCTGTTATCGGCAGCATATGTGTTAACATATACTTTCATTGCGTTGTTCAATGTACCAACCATTTTAGTGTTAGTTGGTGCTTCGAAAGTACCTTCAGTTGTACGAGCGAACGCTGAAGTTGTTGCTGATTGTAGGATTGTTAACGCGAATGGCGAAACAACTGCCCAGTTACCAGCACCACGTCTTGTACGCTGTGCAATTAAGTTACTAACTCTGTTGATTTGAACTGCAAGTGCTGCATGTTCGTCGCCAACAAAAGTAGCTGTACCACTTACTGCTGATTGGTCATAAGTTTCAGCTGCTGAACCAGCAAGTGAACTTAAAGAAGCTAACACTTCTTGATCAATTTCAGCGGTAATTTCTTGTGCTAAAGCAGCCATAATTTCTGCTTCTACATCGATACCGTGTTGTGACTGAGCATCTTGAGCTGCTTCAAAAGTCCAACGAGCACTCAACTTACGAGTTTTCGCTTCAACTGTTTGTTTCAAGATTTGGATGCTTAGTCTGTTACCCGCCGCACCTTCTAAAGCTGCTGTTGAAGCTGCTTTATCATCTGCTGCTGCGCCTGAATAACCTTCAGCGATTTTGAATGGGCTTAGAGCCTCATCGCCTGCTGCTGTGTCTGTTCCGTTGGTGCTGTTAAAAGCATCTGCGTAACGTACACGTAGTGTATGAATCTGACCCACTGGGCCTGTCATAGGCTGTACGCCTACTAATTCATTTGCAATTACTGTTGGCATGACACGTCTGATAACTGGTAGAATTACTCTGTTTAGAGTAGCTACATTACCTGAAGATGTAGCACCAGCTGTTGCAGCCTCACTTAAATACCTACGAGTATTTTCAAGTGTTGATTGCATAACAGCTTTCTTGTTGCCGCTAAGGCCTTCAAGAAGTGCAGTTTTTGTGTCTTGCCAGCGACTTTCTAATAGTTCTGACATTTTAGTTTCTCCTATATTTGTAATCCAGCTAGACGTTTGATATCAACTACATTGTTATCTGCGTCTGCCTTTGAACTAACGTTATGTTCTTGTCTGTTGCCTGTTATTTGTGTGCCTTCTGCTAAAACTGCCTTCTTCTTAGCTGGAGTGTTACCATCAATTACTGCTGGTAGATACTTGTTAAAAGCATTCTGAAGTTTATCAGTTTGAACGCTTTCCAGTAAGTCTGACATAATTTCTGTTTGATCTTTACCCAAAGGTGCAGTCAAATCATTCATTATTTGTTTTCTTTTTGCTGATTCAATTAATGCCTTCTTTTCAACATTAACAGATTCTGCAATATTTTTTGCCTTTGCAGCTAACGACTTTGCCTCAACAATCTGCTTTTCTTTAGTAGCAATTACTTGCATAAGTTTCGCAGTTTCTGATTTTTCGTTTAGGTAGCTGTTTGCATATTCGCCAGCAAATGCTTCGAATAGTTTACGACCAAAGTCGTTTTTGCGAGCAACTTCAATATCTTCTTTCAGTTGTCCAATCTCTGAATTTAGAGTCTTTCCAACTGTTTCGGATACTAATGCTGCACTTTTTGCTACAAAGTTCTTGCGAACTTCGGCAAATTTGTCTTTAGCTTCACGTACAAGTTTAACCTTGGTTTCTGCTAAGTCTTTTTTGTCTTCGTAGAACTCTGCTATCTCTTTCGATAACGCTTCCACCACAAATTCTTCAAGCTGCGAAAATTTTCCTGCCATTGCTTTCTGATCTTCGTGTAGTTCGGTAACTTCTGTCTTTAAAGACTCCATTACAAAGTTTTTGAGTAGTTTAGCATTTTCACGTTGGGCAACAGCATATTTGGCTTTCGCCTCAGCTAGTTGCTTACGATCTTCTGCAAACTCTTCAAGTTCTGAACTAAGACGCTCTTCTAATAGCTTGTCAATTGACTCGACCATAGTTGATTTATCATGTTCATACTTTTTAGCAAACTCTTCACGCAGTTCAGCAGTGGCAGAGATACGATTTTCTTTAATCTTACTTTCCCATGCTTCTTCAATCTCGCGGCGGACGTCTTCTGAAACAACATCGTTTTCGAATAGTGTTTTTAGTGCATCCAACATTTTATTGTCTCCTGTTATTGGAGTCGACTGATTATGTTAATCAGCGATTCTTTTAAATATTTTTGTGCCTTTGGGTCTTCTTTAGTTGCCTGTGCCATTTGATATGCCTTCATTCCACCGCGAGCATTCATTAAATGTTCGTAGATTGGTGTCGGGTACGCACCAGGGGCGCTTGGCTGTGCCACAACGTCCACGGTGATTATTTCGAAATCAGAAACTTCGTTGCCGCCGTCTTCTGATACATTTCCACTACCACGTGACGAGACCCCTAGTTTAACGCCGCTTTCCAGCATTGTTTTAACTAGGTTACCCATCGGTGTTGGTAGAATTTTTAATTTACCATAACCGTTTGCATCATCCATCCAGCATTCGCTGATCATATGACTTACACGGTCTAAGTTAATGTTAAGGCCTTCAGGATGATCAACTTCTCCGAGAACACTGTATCCTCCAGTAATTTGATCATTGAGAGTTTTGACAGCCCTGCCAATTTCATTCACAGGATACACACGCTGATTAGCGTTGCGTACTCCGCCTTGTATCATGATACCTTTCATGTACAAGTCTTTTCCTTCGTTAGCAGACTCAACAACCATTTTAGCTGCGTCGAATGTCAAATGCTCTCTTAAAAAGTTACTCATTCTTCGTCCTTAATTTATACCGCTTACTTAGCGCGAGTACTTACTTTGTTAAGTGTACTTGTTGCCGCTTTGTCAGCAGTCTCTGGCTTGCCCTTTTTCTCAGCGCCGTGGCCAGGTTGTGCCTTCAATGACTTGGAGGCTTTACCGCCTGGTACATTTACGTTACCAGCCGAATCTTCTTTTGACGATGTGTCGCTTAATGCTGAACCTTTTACAGTTGAACCTGCGCCTGCTTCTGGATCACCAGATACTGCACCTTGGTTTAAGTTGCCTGCTGTTCCGCCCATGTCATTTTTACCAGCTACAGCTGATTTAGTACCGTTAGTACCTGTATCACCCATTGATGCTGTTACTTTTTCGACATACTCACGCATTGTTTCTGTTTCTGATTTATCAGCTTCGTCTACTTCTTCGTCAGTTGCTTCGTCTACTTCTTCGTCAGTTGTTTCAAAAGCCATTGCTTCTTCTTCAGCTTCGTCGTCATCGCCTTCGTCGTCTGCATCCATGTCCATGTCCATGTCGCCTTCGTCGTCTGCAGGTGCTTCGTCGTCACCCATCATCGAATCAAATTCTGCTTTTAAATCTTCTAGAGCATCTTCAAGATCCATTACACGATCTTCTAACTCTTCTTCTCCGCCTACGTCAGCGTGATGATCGTCTGCATCTGGTTCCATGTCGCCCATCATATCGTCTGCTGGATCGCCGCCCATGTCCATTGGATCTGCTTCAACTTCAAATTCGTCTAAGTCAAAGTTTTCTTCTAAGTCTTCATCTGACTCATCTACTTCTTCGTCAGTAGCTTCATCAACTTCTTCATCTGACTCATCTACTTCTTCGTCAGTAGCTTCATCAACTTCTTCGTCGTCTAGATCTGTCTCTAGTAAGTTTTCATATATTTCACGTGATTTCTCAACCACAATCTCATGGAAAAGCTCTTCAGCACCATCTTTGTCTTCGTTGACAAGGCGCTCAAGCATTTCTTCAAATTTGTTTAGATCTGCCATTTTTTTCTCCTGTTAAATGTTTACCTATGGTAAGGCTGTCAGTTGTATTTAACATATAGGGAAAATATACGTGGATAATAGGCTCAAAACGAACCTTTTTGGTTAGTATTAGAGAATGTTGAACATTTTTTTAAAATCTTCAACTAATATATGCTCTAAATTGTTAAAACTATTTAGTTCTTCGGGCACATAATTCTCTTGTGTTATAACTCGATAAAACTTAATATCTTTATTTTCTTTTATACATTGCTTAGTTTGTTTAAGCCAATTACCGTAATATGTTGCAGGATCTGTTGTTTTCTTATAATTTGGTGTACCTGCATACATATTATTAACACTTTTTCCTAAATTTAAACCTTTGTAATCAAACCCAAGTATAAAGATATTTTTTGGTTTATGTGTAGTTGCTAAATGTAATGCTGTTGGGCCACTGCTCCATCCTTTGCTCGGTGTGAAGAAGTTTAAATTTTTAATATTACGATAAGCTCTATTTGGATTTGTCCAAACGTTAGGATGATTAGTTAGATGTTTTTTTCTATCTAATTCTAGAATCATTTTTACATCAACACATATCAAGTAGTCTGGATCAAACTCTCGATACAATGCATTACATCCATATATTTTTCCAAATTCTTTAATTTGATGTAAGTCTATATCTTTACGTGATGTTCCGTTACCTAGAACAAATGCATATGACTTATTGGTATGTTCGTTAGGCTTAGTTACTTGCTCTTGAATGTGCTTAACAGATTTAATCCGTTTGCGTTCTGCAAGTAATTGTTTTATTTGTGGTTTAGTGTATTTAGATTTATCTAATTTTGCCATTGCACATTACTATCATCTTTCTAAAGAGCTGCCGACGCATCAGCTTGTGCTGATAATCCGTACATTTGCCTAACAAACTCTAATTCCTTAGCTTGCTCTTTAGTATGTACATCTGCTGATTTTCTTGCTCTATTAATCTGACGTAATGTTAATCTTGTTTTTCTACTGTCCGAACGCTTAACCACAGAGTCGTCATGCTGAGGTTCATAACTATTATCCTCAGTTGGTTCAAGTGTTTCTTTGTCGTAGTAAAAAAGTTCTCTTAGTATCATGTATCTATTTATCTTTATACTGTTTGATCTGTAGCAGGTGGAGCAGTTCCGCCACCGATGTCTTGTCCTGTTGTAGTTTCTGGCGGTGTTGCTTCGTCGCCTAATGTTGGATCTGTTGTGTCAGGTGCAATATCTTCAGCGCCGTCAAGATCTGATGATATACCCGATGAACTAATTCCTGCACTACGCATTTCACCTGCACTATCGGTATTTTGTGCTCCAAGAGTTTCGTCGTTTTCTTCACGCCACATACGTTCATTTTCTGCAATTTCTTCAGCACTCATTCCTAAGAAACGTTTCATTGCAAAGCGATTTGACAAATACGGTATAGCACTCATTTGTGTAAATGTTGGTACACGAGCATTGTCAAGTTCTGATTGTCTATATGCAGCAAAGTTTTGCGGTGCTTGGAAGTCTAAGTCAAACATTGATACATCAATGTTAACTCCTTGTTCTAACAAATAACGTTTAAAGTCTTGATTAAATTGTTCAACTATTAACCCTTGTAGTCTTTCACAATAATTATTAAATCTTAATTCTTGTATGTAAGCAGTTCCAACTCGTCCATCTTGGAAAGAGCTTGCTCCGTCATCAGCACCCGTAGGCAAATAGCTGGAAGGTATTCGTAAACCGCGTACGAGCTTATTAGTAAAATATCTAAGGTCATCAATTTCTCCTAGGTTAGTACCACCTGGTAGTGTATCAACTTTAGATCCACGTCCTTCAGCAGTTTGTGGAAAGAAGTAATCTTCGTTAATTGACAGAGGATTGTATGAACTGTCTACGACATTTGATCCTCCTCCAGTCGACGATGGGATACGTCTTTGATGTATTTCCGTTTTAACACGTTCCACAAATTGCATAGCAAGGTGTGATGGCATGTTGCCCACATCAACGTAGAATACTCTGCGCTCCGGCGCACGTTGTACTCGATAGATAATAATAGCATCTTCAAGTAATTCTTTTTGTTTGTATACTTTAAATATACTTTCTAATAAACTGTTACCAAAAGGATAGTTT